GATTAAGAGACTGTGCAACAGATGCGAGAAGGATATCACTTTCTCAGACTACTATACTGTTAGATTCTTCAGGGTCGAAGAGCAGGCCGAAGGACAGAACGAAAAGAAAGACATGGATATTGATTTGTGCGAATCTTGCTACGACAAGGTTATGCTGAAACTCAATGAGTCGTTTGCGGAAGCTTATAAAGAGAAGGAGAAGAAATGACGTATTACTTGGTCGTAGATGCTGGAATAACTAAGAAACCTGAATGTTGTTGTGAGTGTCCCTTGCTAACCTCTGATGAAGACTGCGTAAGTTGGTGGTGTGTTGTAACACAAGAGATTTGCAAGAATACAAGTAAGCGGAACAGATATTGTCCGATTAAAGGATTTGTAAAGAAGGCAAATGTTATTAAAGAGATTGTGCCTAAAGAGAACGAGAAATAATAGGAGGAAAAGTGAAAACTGACGAACTGATAGCAAGACTCGGGGTTGTATCTTACAAGATGTTCTCTATTGTGAAAGCACCGGCTATCGTAGAGGCAATGGAATGACAGGATTTATGATAATTTGTGTGATTTCTATATGGGCGTTAGGTTTTGGCGGTGCAGTTCTTGAACAGAGAGTAAACGCACTCAAGCGTGAGGTAGATGAACTCAGAAGGCAGCTTTGCGCTGATTCCAAGGCAGAGGAGAAACTGGTATGACAAAACTCATAGGCATCTTGCTGATTTTGTACAGTATCGACTTAGGTATACAGGCCAAGAGAGATATGCGCCGAGAGATAAACAGATGGACTCTCGTAGAAGTTGCATCGTCTGTTGGTGGGTTCGTGTGTGGTGTTTGTATTTTTTTCGGAATCATTGATATCCCAAGGTTTCTTGGTCGAGGCTGAAATCGGCAGAGGAGAAAGAAATATGACAAAATGGCAGACAGGAATCCCCACTAAGGACGGCTTATACGTGATTCAGATTCATCCGTACGGCTCGATGAACAGAGACCCCGCGTATTACTGCTATTATATAAAGAACGGGGTGCTAAAGGACTGCATCAACACAGACCCGATTGAGCCCGAGTCCTTTTGGGCTGACTACGCAATCAAGTGGATGAAGATAAGCTATTGATTTGAGATTACATCCGACGGAGAGATGGGTTCGACTCCTATACGGCTGGGCGAAAGCCCTCGCGGTTAGTTAATCGGTAGAATACCGGCGGATTTCAATAAGGGAAATTAGTGGAAATTTAGGGAAATTTCCCCTATTTTATAAGTATGAGCCTAGATAAAGCAATCGCCAACGGCAGAGAACACCGCAAGCAGTACCGAAAGCTCTGCTACCTCATTGACTACACATGCAGAAACCACGGAGGAAGAACCAAGAAGCACAGTGGTGGACAGTGTTTGTGGTGCTTGGAGAACCGCAGGATTCAGACGCTGCGTGACAACGAGCGCGTGGCCGAAGAAATGAAACAGGAGGAGCCATGAGATTTCAGGACATCTGCGAGATGCTTAAAATCGGCGGATTCACGTTGCTTCGTCAGGATGAGCATAATGTGTGCACATACACGAGAACAGCGGATATGTACATCTACAAGGTGAAGATTGCTCCTGAGAGCTCGGAGGTCTATGGCTTCATATATGACGCTAGGAGAGGTTCTTCCTCCTATGTCTGCACTACCGAGCTGTTATGCAGGAATAGTGCGTCATGGTTAATGCGCAAGCTTCGGGAAAAGCTCTACGATAACTGTCGCTATTATGATGACTGAAAGAACAGGGGCCGGCTTATTTACCGGCCCCTGTTGACAAAAGAAAGAACAACACCCAAAGCCCAGCACAAGGGCTATTCAATATCTGTATGAATAAGGTTTGGGCTTCGATTCAGCCCTGATTTTTCTGCTCGGTTTGCTTCCCCATCTGTATACAGCACGGGCTTTGTCCTCGACAGTCCATGTCCAGCCTTCGTCACGTAACATACGCATGATTCTCGTGAGCGTTCCGTCCATCGGATTGCGCTCTCCGTCCGTGACCTTGACCACATACTCCTTCACATCTGCAGGGGAGAATTTCTCACCTTCCCGCAGACCACTGAAATACTCCATGATGAGCTGTTTCAGTGTAACCCCTTCTTTCTTCATATATACCCCCTTGGCTTAAAAAGTATGTGCGGAAGGTGGAAGGAAAACTGACAAAAACCGCACCTTCCGCACACACTATGGAATCAGGAGCAAGCCTCCTTGAGCCCACACTCTGCAAGTGTCTGCTTCATTTCCCTGATGGCCTGAAGCAGCATTTCCTGCGACCGCTTGACGCTGTTGCTCTCCACGGTCACTTCAATCTGATAGAAACCCTTAGCGTTCTCGCTGAGGTTCATCCGTACACGCTCACCTTCTGTGTAGCAGCACTTCTCTGTGTTTTCCATGATGAAGCTCCTTTTACCCGTTATATCAACCACGGGGTATCTTCATCATACAATGATTCCTTTCCGAACACAAGCGTGCGAAGCTGTCTTACCTCGTCGGCAGTCAAGTCTCCGGGGTCTTCAGACTCCGTATCCTCCATGTTCAGCACCGTGGCCTTCACTCCGAGATTGGCGAGCTTCCTAGCGAGCACAGAAGCCTGCTCCTGCGCTTTCGGCTCAGGGTCGAACAGGATGTAGGCTTCTTCCAATCTCGAGGCCAGCAGCTGAATTTGGCTGTCCTTGAGCGAGATGCCGAACAGGGCAACGCTGCCGGGTCCGATTTTCCAGCTGTCGAACACGCCTTCGACAAGGATTGCCTTACCCCCACGCACATAGTCGAGGTTGTAGACCACGTCCTTGATGTCCATAGCTGATTCATCGAGGCTCGACGCCATGTAGCGGAGCGGATTGTCCTTGCCTATCGTACGTCCCTGCCATGCTACGAGCTTGCCGTCGATGTTCACGGGAATCATCAGGCGCCACGCCCATCTGCCCGCTATTCCGCCGTCCTTGAGCCCGTACATCTTCTCCATGTACTTCGGGCTGAAGCCACGGCTTCTGAGGTACTGCTTCATGGCCGCTCCAAGCGGTGATGTACCCGGCATGCGTATGGTCTTCTCGATTTTGATAGAGTGCTCGGTGTCGTCATCCACCTTGCGTGTTGCGTAGATGTCCGCATCCGTATACCACGGTTCGAGGTATTTGGCCACATCCCTGAAGTCGTTTGGTGTGTTCGACGTGATGCTGACGAACTCGGTCATGGAGTGTCCGCCGCATTTCCAACAGTTGTACGCACCGCTCTTGACGTTCACGGCTCCATGCAGGCCTTTGTCTGAACAGAACGGGCAACGTACTTCAAGCCATAACCCCCTTCGGGGCTTGCCGTTCATCTGTATTCCGTGGTTTCGGCAATACGCCTTCCAGTCCACTTTCCTCATGCGCTGACGAACTCCATGTAGAAGCTCTTGAGTGCTCCCACGGCGTTTCTTGCCCGTGAATATGCCCAGCCTCTGTCTTCGTGCATGTCTTTGATGACGGTCTTCATCTTCATGTTGGCTGCGTGGCCTTTCTGCTCCCACTCGTCGGACAGGATGTAGTTCAGCACCTCAAGTGCATCGTCGCTGAGCGTGACACAATCCATCTCGAAGATGATTTCCTTGAGCGCCTGCTCTGCGTGGGAGCTCGTGAAGCACTCGCTCATCATGTCCACGTCCATGTAGGTGTGGTAGTCCCGGTCCCGGTCCTTGAATCTGAGCAGGTTCTTCATAGCTGCTTTCTTGTAGTAAGTGAAGATTGTATCGAACGCCACGTTCTCGTTCTTCTTGGGGCAGGCTAAGGCCTGCGCGTAGGCCACGAGCAGCTCGCTGTAGGCTTCTTCGTGGTCGATTCCATACTTGATTTGCCAACTGTAGGCGATTTTCTCAAGTGCTCTGTTCCATTCCTCGTGTGTCTTTGCGTATTCCATGTCTTTCCTCCACATGATACATGGTACAGCAAAGGTATTGGTTTGTCAATACCTCAAAATGAAAAAAGAGGGAAGTCACATGGCTTCCCTTGTAACCCCGTCGGGGCCCTTCTTCATTGTATATACCGTGTCTGCGTTTTCCACAATCTCATCCACGTGCGAGACCACGAGGAACTGGATGCCCAAGTCATGGCTCAGGACACCGAGCAATTTCGCACCGGCATCCCTCATTCCACGGCTCAGGAACTTGAACGGCTCGTCAAGAATCAGCACCGAAGCGGCTTCCTTATCCAGCGACCATACGGCTACACGAAGGGCGAAGGACACGATGTCCTTCAGTCCGCCGCCGCACCCGTCGAGGATGGACTGTTTATTGCCCTGCAGGTCGGTCACACACATGTCGACCTCGGTCTTGTCCCGTCTGCTCACAAACTCCATGCGGAACATGTAGTCGGGGAACGTGGCATCCAAGGCGGTCTGCACAATCGAGGTTATCTTCTCCATGACACTATTCTGAAGCTCGCCTGCGACACGCTGTACAGCGGCTACAGAGGCTTCTACGGTCTTCAGGCGCTCCATGTGCACCTTGTTGCCCTCGGTTATCTCTGCGAGTCTTTCCTTGGCCTTGTCGTACTCACTGCGTTTGAGTATGAGTGTCCTACGGATGTTCTCAAATCTGCGGTTCATAGACCGAGCCCCCTCTCAAGCTTGTCGAGCATCGGCTCAATCTTCGCATTGAGCTTGTCCAAGGCTTTCTCGGTCTTGTTTATCTCCAAGGCGAGCTCTTCCTCGGTGTCGATGCCGTAGGTCTTCTTCATGGTCTCGAGGTACATGTTCCTGCGTTCCTCGAGCCTCATGCGTCTTTCCTTCAGCTCGTTGTATCTCTTGATGATGCGTTCTGCACGTTCGTTTACCGTCATGCCCTTTCCTCCTTCACATAGCCCACCACGTCTTCGAGCAGCAGCGATACATCCTCGCCGAGCTCATTTCTGTTTGTGTTTACATACGCTTCCAAGGTGGACGGGAAGTCGTATGCTCCTGTCATTCCGCTTCTGAGTTCCTGAAGCAGGTTCTCGTAGCGCTCCTTCGATTCTTCCCTCTCGTGACGTGCGTCGAGGTAAGCCGTATCAATCCAGCGGTCGTTGTGCTCACTGTAGTCGATATACTTGGCCTCGATGTGAGAGTTGTCAATCAGCCACACTCCGCACTTGTGCTCGGCTTCGATTGCGTTGCGCTTCATCAGCGTTCCGCAGTTCACAATCAGCTTGTTCCTGCGCTTAACCGTCCATGGGATATGGTTGTCGCCCGTGATGATGATGTTCGCCCGGGGGAACAGCTCAATCAGCTTATCAGCTGTGTAGCAGTCCCTGTTCGGGAGCACATCTGCCTCGGTCGGGACGGAGAAGTGGTGGAGCATCACGATGCGTGACTGTTCCGTGCCGTCCGTGGGTTCTGTATCGAAGTCATAGCATGCCGTGCCCTCGTTCCCGCCGATGAGTTTGCGCAGGGCACCGAACGAGCACTCGTCCATGCGCTGGATACTATGATAAGGCAGGTCGTGGTTGCCTGCAATCATGTGTACGGGAGCTACGGCTGAGCACTTCTTGAGGAAGTCAATCATCATGTTCGTTATGACCGGTGCGACGGTCGGGGTGTCGAATATGTCGCCTGCTATGTAGAGCTCGGCGTTGTTCTTCTTCACCTGCTCGGCGATGAAATCGAGATGCTTGCGCTGGGTTATCAGCCAGTTGTCGTCGGTCCTGCAAAGAGGCTTGGAGGTGCTTAGGTGTAAATCACCCACAGCAATTATCATGGTTCTCTCCTATCGGGTTACCGCAGAGCGGGCAGGTTTCGGGCAGTTGTTTCTGCGCTTCGTTGAGTTCCTTCTCGTTGAGCTTCAGGTCTGCGGTATTGCTGTTGAACAGCTTCTGCAGGTCAATCAGCTCACCGTATCTGTCGTTTAGCTCACGCCACTTGTCCACGAGTTCCTGCAGCTCCTGTGCATTGAACTCTATGGATGCACCGAGACGGCTCAGAGCGGCCTCTGCGTCACATATAGCGTCATCCAGCTTGCTCAAAGCCTCGAGCTCATTCAGTAGGTCTTCTCTGTCGGACAGCATGTCCTGCATCCTCGGGATGTTCTCGGACGGGACGTCCAGCTGGTACATGGCCATCTGCCGGTTGCAGTCCATGACCTGCGCGATGAGTTCCTTCATCCCGTTCTTTCTGTCTTCGAGTTCGTCGCTCTTGTTCTGCAGGGCTTCGATTTCCTTGAAGTCTTCCTCACACTGAGGAATGTGCTTCAGGTTGTCGATGATACGCCTCTGCTCGACCGAGTCCACAGCATCTTCCTTGAGCAGGACGTTGGCTTCGACCTTCCTTCTGTGAAGGAATCCGAATGCCTTGTCGATGTCGTCGAGATGCACGAGCTCGTTCAGCCTCGCTGCTACCTGTCCTGCAGGAAGCGTAAGCAGGAAGTACGGGTCGTCCTGTGACTGGGTGTTGACTTCCTTCAGTCCCAAGAGCTTCAGGACGGCAGGGGGCACATCGGTGCCCACAGCCTCGAGGGTCTCTCCGTTAAGTACATAGGCGTTCGATGTAGCCGAGCGTACACGGCTGACCGTGTTCACCTTGCCGTCTGCGTCAAGCACCTCGAGTGTGACGGAGCAGGTTCCGTCGAGAACCTGCTCGCCTTTGGCGTTGACCTTCTTTGCCCAGTGGGAGACGAATCCGATTCCCGTAGGCCGGTTGGTCAGCACCCACCTGAGGGCACGCAGAACCGCTGTCTTTCCGTTCGATGACTCACCTGCCAAGACGGTCACACCCTTGGAGAGGAGCACGGTCGTGTCCTTGTGGCTCTGAAAGTTCTGAAGTCTTATGCTCAGTATCTTACTTGTCGCCACTTTCTCCTTCCTTCAGCTTTCTGTTCAGCTCGTCACATACATGCTTCATGCCGATGAGGGCGAACGCCTTGACGACCTTGCCACGCAGATGCTTGCGGTCAAAGAAGCCCACGAGGTCGCTGCCCTTGTGTCCTGCAGCGTACATGTTGAACTCCATGACCGCATGCAGGATATTCTCATAAGTCACGTCGGTTCCCGACATCAGGGAGATGCCGTTCTGTTCCTCGAATGCATCGAGTACGACTTTCTTTGTCATCAGTATTCCTCCTCGTCATCGGCATACTTGTGTCTGCCTGAAGCCACAGCGGCTTCGTTGTCTTCCCACTTCTGCATGGCCTTCTCACGGAGCATGCGACGCACGCTCTTGTCGTTCTCGGCCTTCATTATGAGCTCATCACGGGTAATGGGGTCGCCGTAATATGCGCTGTATATAGCGCCGTGGAATGTCTTGAGCCATTCCGTGTAAGCGTCCTTGTTATACTTCCTGCCGTTTTCCTTGCACCATGCACGGCAGTCTTCCAAGAGACCTGATTCGACGAGCACTTCCTTCAGACCGTCGAGGGTGTTGGGCTGAGAGCCGAACCTCGGGTCTGAGGTATCCCCCATGTTGATGATGAGGTTGCTTCCGAGCTTACCAGTCACATCGGACTTGAGGTCATACACGTAGTCGATGTTGGTGCTGATGTCGTCGATGCCGTAGTCGAACAGGACATTCACGAGAGCCGAACGGAACGGACGTGCCGTCTTGCTCTTCTTCAATGTGGCTTCGACACACACACCTACGACCAGCTTGTTCTTCTCGAACTTCTCCTTGGTGCGGAGATTGAGAATCGTGTCGCAGTAGAAGTCGAGGGCCGAGCCGCCACTTTTGCGCCTTTTCTCGCCGTAGGGGCCTGCGTTGAGGTTGTCCCTCAGCTGTGACAGGAACACGAGCAGGGAGTTCTTCTCCTCGAGCTCGCTGCAGAGCTTGCGGAAGAACTCCTGTGAGAGGAACTTCTGAGCGGATGCACCGAATGTGCCCTTATCAAAGGTCTCGCCCCTGTCACCGGCCTTCATACGCTCTTCTGCGCGTGCCTCGATTTCCTCGTTTGACAAAGCATCCAGCGAGTCGACGATGTAGATTCCGCACTCGTCCTTGTCGAGTCCTCTGAGGAACTTGCGCACGTTGTAGAACAGTTCCTCGACGGTCTCGGACGGGTGTGCATCTTCAGGTATGATTTCCACCCCCCACAGGGCGTTTCCATCGAAGCTGAAGCCGTGTTCGGCATCGTCATAGACCCACTTGAATTTGTCCTTGTACTGCCTGTGGGCAGCTGCAATCAGCTCGCACGCGAAGAAGGTCTTTCCTGCTCCGCTTTCACCGTATATGTTTGCGATTCTTCCGCTCGGGTAACCGAGTGACATGCCACCGCCGACCAGCTCGTCTACGAGCGCGCTTCCTGTACGGAAGTAAATCTGACTCTTGGCTTTCTGCCTGACCGGTCTCTCGCTTTCAAATGCTTTGGTTATCTCACCCATACATGCTCCTTTAATTAAATGGTGGGGGCAGTCGCCCGCCCCCACCTGCTCCTTTTATCAAGCAAGAGACTTGCGTCTCTTCCTCTCTGCTCTGCATGCGGAGTAGAGGGGGCAGTCATCACACTCGTCCTCAAATCCTGCACGCTTTCCGCCGAACTCATATCCGCTCGGACAGGACGGCTCTTCATCGTCCTCTTCCTCGTCTTCCTCGTCGTAGACGGGAGAGCCCTTTCTCTTGGGCACTTCGTCTTCCTCGTCCTCATCGTCAACTTTGCGCTTGGCTGTGAGCTCCGTGATGGCCGGGGTATTCGGCTTGCCGATTGTCAGCTTGGGGACCTCGTCCTCATCATCCTCGTCATCGTAGTCGGCGGTTGACGCACCGTACATGATGGTCTCGAGCTCGTTCGGCTTCAGCTCGATGAGTGCTTTGTGAAGCGGAACGGCCTTGTCGAGAACGGACTCATCGACATCGCCCGTGTACTTCACGACACGGAAGGAATAGCGGTTGAAATCATGGGTTCCGATTTTATCGGTTGTGACCATGACCTTGAAGGCTCTGAGCGGATGCTCCTTGGTGCCCTCTGTTGCACCCACGCAGAAGTCTGCGAGGTTGTAGGGCTCACCCTCGTCATCACCCTTGCTCAGTTCAGCGAGAAGCTCCTTCTCGAACAGGAAGTGTGACTCGGACAGGATGTAGAGCTTGCTCGGGTCGTTGGCGAGCACTACGTTGTAGAGCACACGCCTGCTGGCCTTGAAAGCATCGGTCTCTTCCTTCGGTGCGCCTTCCTTGCGCAGGGCGAAAGCCTTGTCACATACCGGGCAGGAATGTCCGTATGTGCCCCTCGGGCAGACGACACGGGTGTTGTTGGGTCCGATTACGTGCTGCGTGTAATCGAGGACGTATGCAAGGTCGCCGTCTTCCAGCTTACCTTCCTTGACCTTCGGGTGGGACTCGTCGACCACATACGGGACGAATCTCAGGATGTAGTTCTCGTCCTTCTTCATCTTGAGGAAGGGCACACCGCCGAACACGCTGGCGTTGAAAAGCTTCGATGCGGCACTGCCGCTTGTTGAGGAAAATGCTTCCCTCGTCTTCATGCTGTCCTCAAACTGCTTGTTGAGGCCTGAGAAATTGTACTTCTTTCCCATCTTCATCTCCTTGTAGTTATGACCCGTCCGTTGTCTCCGAGGGTCTCTGTGTGTAAGATATCGGCTTCACGGTAATCGCCGTTCTTGGTCTTCTCGTTGTCGTAGTATGCCTTGCAGTAGAGGCTGACTAAGTTGTTCAGGCTCGACTTTTTGGCATCCAAGGCAGACAAGATTCCTTTCAGGTATGCAACCTCCGCACGGGCATCGGCAACCTCAAGTCTCAGCTGATGTACAGCTTCCGTAAGTGCCACCCCGTCATTTACCATGTCCACTGTGAATTTCGTGCCTTTGAGCAGGAACTCCTCACGGACATTCTTCCTAGCAACCGCCTCTTCCCTCTCGAGGTCCAGCTCGAGCTGTGAGAGCTCCTGTGTCCTCTTGTATACCTTCTCGTGGTATTTACCTATGATAGAGGGGAGGTTCTGCGCCTCATCGTCAAGATGATACTTGTCGATTGACACATCGCGTTCAAGTGCATTTGCCATGTTTTTCCTCCTTCACTTACTATTTGAGCGATGAACATGCAAAGCGGAACGGAAAATAAAAAGGCAGGAAACTTTTAATTTTCCTGCCAGCCAAAGGGTAATAGAAGGGCAATGCGGTGGGGTACCCTTCACACTCATCGTATCACACATGGCTGCTTTCCGCAAGTGCCCCGTATGTCGCATATACGAGCCCTGCATATCCGCTTGTAAAGAAGCTGTCCGTGAAGTATCCAAGGATGCAGGCCGCCTTCGGCTGACCGTTCTTCAGAAGCACAGCAGCCATGTAACCAGCAATCTGCCGTCTGACTCCTTCCACGTCGCTTCCCTTTATGTTCTTCAGTATATCCGCTACTTCTCCCCATGAAGCGCCCTTGAGCAGGAGATTACATAGTTTCCTGATGTCGGGCTCCATGTCGTCACTTCCCGTCTTCTCCTTGGCGAGAACCCTAAGGGCATCATCCTCGTCGAGTCCGTCCACCTTGTCGAGCAACTTGAGGGCGACCCTCGGCACACCTTCGCTCTTGTCGGCTATGGACTCAATCACGTCGATTGAGATGTCCATGCCCTCAGACTTGCAGATGCCCCTGAGTCGCTTAATCATCTCGTCTTCGGTAATCGGGCGGAGCTCCATCTGCAGGCAACGTGTGAGCAGAGGTTTGCTTAGCTGCTGGGGGTCTGTAGTGCAGAGTAACAGGTAGCACCCCTCGGGTGGTTCCTCGGTGAGCTTCAGGATGCTGGACTGGGCAGCCGCTGACAGCCTGTGGCACTCGTCGAGTATCACCGCCCTTCCGTTGCCCCATCCCCTGTACTGGAGCTCGTCCATGAGGGCACGCATATCGTCGACACCGTTGTTGTCCGATGCGTTCATCTCCTTGATGTCGAGCTCGTCGATACCCAAGTCGTGTGCGAACGCACGAGCAGCTGTGGTCTTGCCCGTTCCGCCGGGGCCCTTGAACAGATAGGTCTGCGGGCGCTTTGGGTTATCAAGCAAGGCGGTGAGGCTCTTGACTACGGCTTCGTTGCCCCACATGTCCGCCAATGTGGCAGGCCTGCAACGTCTAGCCAACTCACTTCCTGTCTGTGCTATGCTCATTTCTCTCTCCTGTGGCGAACGGTGCGGCTATCTCGAGCAGAAGCTCGCTTGTGCGTGCCCATTCTTTTTTCGGAAGCCCGTCCACGTCCTTGACGAAGGCCCATCTCCCGTCTTTGTCTTTCCCGCAGTCATATCCGAGGGCGTAGGTCATCACGGACAGCCCTCTGCAGAAATCATCGTTATCATGATTCTCGTTCATACGAGCCTCAGCCGTATTCACCAGCAGACGCTCCTGCATGACATACGACAGAACCGCATAGTCGGCCTCCGACATACGCCCGAACCCAGTCTTTTTCTTACTCATCTATCCTCCGTGTTGCGCGTCACGAGACGTTCTCCACCGGCATCGGGGGAATCGTCCATGAGCTTCCAAAACTTGCTGTTGCGGTTGTATTCCTTCCACACATGTCCGCATACATTGCATTTCACCATGAGCAGCTTCCTGCCGTCGTACCCGTCCTTCGCTTTGCCCCATACCTTCTGAGGGAAATATGAGCGAAGCGTGAGTGAGCGTTTTTCGAGAGGCTTGACCCTCTCGAAGCAGGTGCATCTGCCCTTCCTCTCGTTCTTCTCAAACAAACCTTCTTCCATATTGTTCTCCACTTGTATTGGAGCCCGAAGTCGGGAAAGCGGAACGCTCAGACCATACCGAGCTCGATTTCCTGACTCCAGTTCCCTCCGTCTTCACGGTATTCCGTGCGTTCAACCTCGACAGCCAGCGGCGATGAAATCCACGGGAAGTGGTTGGCTGATTCCTCGCACATCCACTTGCGCATCAGGCGCTTGACTTCCTCTTCCTCTTCCTTGACTACTGACAGATACATGGCGTCGTGAATCTGATTCACCACATAGCTCTGCATCTTGCGTTCAGTCAGCTCTCGGTCAATCTGCCCGAGGCTCCAAAGCAGGACGTGGCTTGCCGGCCCCTGTATCGGTGCGTTCGTAGCCTGCATCGAAGACATCGGCCCGTAGCACCTAAACCCGTCCACCAAGTCCACATACCCATGCTTCTGATAGAAGGCATAGATGTCCTTACGCCATTGTCCGTACTGAGGGAACTGCTTCTCCCACAGACGGGTCAGAACCTCACGGATGTGAGCCATGAATCTGTCGTAGTCACCCAAGCGCTTGTGCTCGAGGTGCTCCATGACCATCTGCTCATGGTTGGCGTCCTTCCACAGGGTGTTGCCCATCAGCTTCGCTCCACCGCCATAGAAGAAGCAGAAGTTCTCACGCTTGGCGTAGCCTCTGAACTTCTTGTACATGTCCTTGGGCATGGCGTCTGCTTCCTCGGGTGTAAGCACGAATGTGTCCAGCAAGGTAGCCCTGTGCATGTCACCGCCGCTTTCCAAGAACGAGAGCATGTTCTTGTCATGGTGTATCGAACACCCGATTGTGACTTCAAGCGCACGGAAGTCACCGCCGAGGATGCACCTGCCCCTCTGAGGGAGTATGCACGAACGGACAAGCGACAAGGCGCGTTTGTCATGTGACGGGATGTTCTGCAGGTTGATACCGCCGCTCGACGATGAACGGAAGGTGTCTGCCACATGCAGGTTGTTCACCGCGTGCAGGATGTAGTCCTGCTCCTTGGAATCCCATACCGATTCACGCTCGAGGTTCGCAAGGTATGTATCACGGATTTTGGCTATGCGTCTTGCTTCAAGGATGCTGTCCGTGACGGGGTAAGGCATGCGTTCGAGCGTTGCGCTGTCAAGCAGGTACTTGCCCTTTGCCGTATATGCCTTCTCCTCGCCGGCAAGCTCATACAGAAGATGACCGAGGTCGGAACTGCTGTTGAAATCGAACGGGTGGTCTTCAAGCTCTTCGTCCCACAGTTTCTTCACCATGGGGTCGGAGTTGATTTTCTCCACGATTCCCGCATATATCTTGTTGCACTCGTCGGTGTTCTCCTCAACCTTGTCCCTGTCTATGACCATGCCGTGAACCTCTACGTTCACAAGTGGATTGATGAGGGAGCGGAACAGCTGCTCGCCTTTCTTAAGGTGGGGAATCTTCTCCATCTCGGTCATCTGCCTTTCAGACAGAAGCAGGGAGAACAGAGCATCCTGTGCCACATAGTACAAGGCGGCGGAACGCACGTCGGCATCCTGCTTGTAGTTGCGCATAAGGCTGTTACGGTGATTACTTCCGCGCCGCTCTTCCTCACCTTCGACCGCAGGGGTCTCTAGGCACCACTCGATGGAGTCATAACCCGAGATGCCGAACGTGAGATACACGAGGGGCTTGAGGCCGCAACGCTTCTTGTTGTTGAGGATTCTCGCTCCGTACATGGAGTCCCATGCCCACGGCTCGGGCAGGACGTGCATTTTGTCGAGCGTGCAGCGTGCTTCATATTTCGCATGGTGTGCAATCTTGCCGATTTCAGGGTCTGTCATCACCTGACGGAACAGAGAGACAAATTCCTCGTCGTCCTTGTACCAGTCCATTGAGGTTAGCAGGCCTTCACAGGCCAGTCCGACGCACACTATGTCCAAGTCCTCACGCTCGAGCTTCAGTCCTTCAGTCTCGTAGTCGAACGCAAGATGTGCCGGCTTTGCCTTGAGTATCTTGCGGAGCATGGACTTGGCTTCGTCGGCGCTCTCACACTTCCTCACATCCTCGCCTAGCTTGCTGTAGTCGGGGAACACAGACCAGTCTTCGGTGAACACGTGTTTCATCATGCGCTTATATTCCCTTCGGTAGTACACGGCTGTGTCCTCTGTCTGTCTGTCCTCTGCCAGCATTGCAATCTGCTTGGGAGACAGGCATGTGGCAATCCACACACGCATGTCTTGGTCGGGAATGTACGAATATGCAATGTCCTCGGTGTACCTGAGCCCGTCGAGCCTTCCCGTGAAGGACTTCAGCTTCAGAGCATCCCACGCAATCTCTCCGAGCGTGACAATGATGCGCGGTTCCGCCTTGCGTATGTTCTCCATGAGCACGTCATGGCAGGATTCGAGCTGAAGCATATACTTGTCACCCTTCAGAGAAGAAATGCCGGTGCCTTTGCAGGCATTTGCAAAACAGAGGCTGAGCTTGTCCGCAGGATAGCCGTATTCCTCGGCCGTGTCCATAAGCGAGCGGTATGTGCCTACGAAGACTTCGCCTGCCCTGTCCTGTGCAGTGGTCGGTTCATCCGAAATGAAGAGTACACCCCCCTTCTGCTTTGCAATGTGCGCAAGCTTGGGGGAGGTGCATCTGAGGCATTGATTGCATGAAATCTCACAGGACGGACGGAAGCTCCTCGCCCTGCCTTTGCTCATATCATCGTCGAACAGGCCCACATCAGCCTCCGAGAACCTGAAGGACGGTGTCGAAGAACTCACCGTTCAGCACAAGCAACGCCCTACTTCCGACGTAAGAGAGGCGGAAGTCCTGCGTGTGGTGGAGGGCGCTGAGAAGAAACGGTGCGGACAGCCTTACCGTGACAGGACTCTCGATTGCGAGAGTTGCCTTGTCGGGATATGCGAACGTCTCACGATAACGACCGAGCGAACCGTTGGTTCCTCTCTCGGAAAAGATTGTCAGCTTGGTCTTGTCGAACTTGACCGAGATGACATTGTTCATCGTATCGTTGGTTCCCTTCACGCTCTCGTCGAAGCACTGTGCAAGCACAAGAGCCTGACCGAGCTTCGGGAACTTGCCGTTGACGAGCGTTCCTTCCATAGCCTTGCTGATGAGCCCGACATACTTATCATACGGATAGTTTGTCTCGTCACCGAGGCGGTTGCATGAGAAAGTCAGGAGTTCGGTACCCTCTGCCGTTGTGCGGAAATTCACCCATCTGTCCGTAACGGCATATTCAGTGAATTTCAGACCGAGGCGGAGTATCTCGGATACCGAGTAGGGTGCCATCAGCACAGCCGAATCGAACTTGCCCTTGAGGGTCGCCCTGTTCACTCGCTTGTTGTCCGTAGATACCATGAGGGAGTCCTTGATGAATACTCCTGCCTTCACATACATATTGTTGGGGATGTCGCAGATTGAGAGGCACTCGTAGAAATTCTCAGGCAGAGTCTTCCACTCGAGTCCCATTTCGTTACGCTTGGCAATGCTTCTCTCGAGCTGTTCGTCCGTCTTGGTAGCCATATCGGCTTCAGCCGCACCGGCTGTGAAGTGCCAGCGTCCTTCCTCGCTTGTAATCTCCACATCCTCACGGACGAGACGGGAAAGGAACAGGGACAGGGCTACACCATCCACGATTCCGTTGAGGTCACAGCCTGCAGGCTGCTTGGCTGACACGCTGAGCGCGCTCGACCATGCATACACATAGCCGTCCTTGAACAGCAGGTTGCGGTGGCCTTCTTCATTTGTCTTACATCCCGACATGGTCTGATTGACCACGTTCAGCAGTTCTTTTGTCTTCATGTTTGCTCCTTTCTATAACTATTAGAGTGCCGAAATCGGGAAGTGGTTCAAAAATGAAGGCTTCCCCAGTGTGCGATGAGCAGACCGTCGGCGTCCTTGTGCTTGCGGATGAGTTCGGCCCACTGCGGATAGAGTCTGCATCCGATGTCGGCAGACACCTTCTTCAGTTCCTCACCCTCGCAGCCCTTCGGGAGAATCTCCCTCTGCCACTCACGGCTATCGATGTACATGTACGGAAGGTTGAGGCTCTCAAGCACACAGATTGTCGCTTCGAGGGCTCGGATTGCCGAGAGGGTCGCCTTGAACCTCGTGGGGTTCACGAGCGGGCGCTCCAAGATAGCCAAGCACTCCTGCGGCTGCTTGCCTGCTGTGGCCATAGCCGATGACAGTTTGAGCTTGAGCTCATTCACATCGACGCGGTTTATCAGGTCCTTCTTCTTGACGTAGTTCTGCTCCTTCTTCACGGGAGTAAGGAAGAACATCACGTTATTGCCGTCCTTGCACGCTATGGTGCCGGTTACGCCGTTGTCGATTCCTATAATCAGCTTGTCACTCATTGCCCGCTCCTGTTGCGCTTGATTGTTTCCCAGCCGATGAGCAAAATCTCACGCAGGGCAGCTGAGTATGACAACTGCTGCTCGATGGCATAGTTACGTATGATGTTCCATGCCGTCTTGGTGAGACAGAACGCATGCGTGTAGGTCGCTGGGTCTGCTCCTATGTGTCTGTGGTTCGGTACTGGTTTAGACATCGTTACCTCCTTCAAAAAGCTCCAACTGAGGGTCTTCCTCATCTTTCTTCTTCTCCGTAACGAGAACAACTCTCCCGTCACGGACTATCAATTCAGCCACAGGCCTGCCGTTTGCCACAGTCACTTCGGCACAAAGTCCGACGCTGTCACTTGCATCCATCAGCTTCTTGAATAAATCGGAAATCGTCATTCCTCATCTTCCTCCTCTATATCGTCCGTGTCGCTGCTCACGACATCCCTCATCATCTTAGAATTCATTATCGGGCGGCCGATGTCAAGACATCCGATGCACAAGCAGAACTCACCTGTCTGTGTTCCGTCTCTGCGTTTCAGCACGCGGATGCGTGTTATGCCGGCCGCCTTCTCCTTGTCGGTGTGGTTAAGTCCAAGCACTACCGCACTGTGGTTGATGTTTCCGATGTTCTCGGACATATTCTCCTTGCGTACATCACGTCCGTAACCCGCCCTGTTTATCTGCGTGGGGGAAATCACAAGTATATCCCGGGCAAGGGCAAGTGAACGGAGACCGAGACAGATTGAATCAATCTGCAAACGACGGTCCTCACGTACATCAGGGCGCATAAGGTCGATGTAGTCCACAATCACTACGTCAGGGATGAAATTCTTGAAGTCCCTCAGGTTGTCCAGTTCACGCTCCAAGTCCCTGACCGAGAGTGTCTTCGGGGGGAAGGACATCAGATAGAACCTTCCGCCGTTGGTCTCGAGCCTCTTCTTCTTCAGGAACGCCGCAATCTCATCGCTTCCAGTCGGAGGCGGAGACAGAACCTTGTCTTTGTAGCAGATTTCCCACTTGGTCGCCGTCTCCTCTCCTGTATCGTCGTCAAACACAGAGTCGACCTTGCTGAAGTACGGAATACGGCAGCGCATCTTGGTTCTCGGACGGCCCGTGAGATTCGAGTATATCCTTCTTATCATCTGTCTGTCGGAGTTTTCAAGGTTGACATACAGCACGGACAAACCGCTCTGCATGGCCTGCATTCCGATTTCCATCGAGACCCATGATTTTCCTGTGCCGCTCTCACCCATGACGAGCATAAGGTCACCCCTAGCCAGCGGGCCGGTCATCACGCCCAAGTCACCTTTGAGCGTGAGCAGCTCGCCATCATCCTCATCATAGGCGGACGATATGCGTCCGATGTCCTGCATTATATCTGTGGCGGTGCACTCAACACGGCGTATCTCAGCATATCTGTGCAGGGCTTCCTCAGCCCTTGCTACATTGCCGTCGTCCATAGCCGTGTTTATCTGCTGACCAAGAACCTCAAGGCTCCGTCTGCGTGCCCATGCGAGCACCGTGTCCATGACGAACTTGTAGTTGCGGAACAGGTCTGCGTGGTTTTCACGGTATGAGGTGATTGCCTTGCTGAACGAACATACTGAATCAGCCGTATCTTCGTCGAAAATCGTATTTCTGCGTTCAAGCGCCAGCTTGTAGAGATTCTCACACGGAGCGGCCTTATAGCTGCGTACGTATTCGCATATCCAGTTGGACAAAAGTCGTGCCCAGTCATCTTCCCACACGCTATCGGCAATCTGAAAGCCCACTTCGGAAGTGAACTTGTCATCATAGGCCATCATGCACAACGCAATGGTCTGATTGTCGCTTATACCCTTTTCCGTAATCCTCATATAACCCCCACAAGCACAAGTATGAATACGATGAACAGAGTAACGTGCAGTAAAAAAGCCACACGGTTGAACTGCATGTCATCGTCCTTGGCGTCCTCCGACGGGTGCGTTACGGAATACAATCCGTCAAGCACGTAACCGAGAAGGTACGCCGCTACATAGACACTTAGTATCTTTTCCAGCATTTTTTCTCCTTCGATAGTTATTTGAGCATGCAATCGAAGAAGCGGAACAAAAAAAGAAACGCCCTTTCGGGCGTCTGGTCACATTTTCCGTAACCGTTAATTCAATTAGCTTTCAGCGCTTCGGTCGTGTTGCGCATCAGGTATTCTCTAACTTTTTTTTCCGCCTTCTCGGACTCGCCGTTTATGTGGTGGTCACGGAAGGCGTTGAAGATTATCAAGTCGTTCTCAAGGCCGAGAGCGGTACCCTCGGCATTTAGGTTTACCGCCTGTGTAAGCTTCTCTAACGAGGCATCCACTCCGTGGAAGTGCTTTGTGTCTGAATCCAGTTTGCGGTTAATGTCGGCGAGCCCTTTTGCAGTGGAGGCGGCGAGGTCATCGACCTTCTTGTCGATGGCACTCAGCCTTTCAGGCATGCTTTGAATGTTCTGCTTCTTCGCTCTCCTTGCCTTTACCCCTGCCACGATGAGCTTAAATATCTCAAGCACAAGTGCTGAACTAAAAAGAATAGAGATAAGCGGAATCCATTTCTCCATGACCGATACTCCTAAACCACATTGATAGTATACTACCAGCCGGCCTCATGTTCAAGGCCGGCTTACAGAAATTATGACTCTGTGACGGTGACTGCGTAGGTCGTGGTCTTGGTCACTTCACCTTCGGTGTAACTGACTGTTACAGCTGTGGTATCGGCAGCGGCTGTCGTCGGTGAAACCTCATAGCCTTCGTCGATGTCGGCAGTGCGTTCGCTCTTATAGGTCGCAGTGATAACAAGACCTGTCGGGTCGATGTCCTCCCCAACCGTATAAGCGGTCTTGGTCGGCGCTGTCTTGACGGCGATTGATGAAAGTGCGTCCTTCTTGGCCGTGAGCGTGGCGGTCTCAGCTTCTCCTACGGATACGGAGACTGTGGCGGTCGTCACATCGTAGTAATCAGGCTCGTCGAGGTCTGTCTCACAGAGCCATGTACCTGTTGACACAGCGAAGACGGCCTTGCCCTGCGCATTGGTCTTAGCGGTGTATGTGAGTTCCTCACAGGTGATTGTGACGTTGACGTTGGCTGTGGCTGCATCATCTACCTTGACCAGCACGGTCAATGTTGTCTGCTGGCTCTCAAGTGCACGTGCGATTCTGATGAGCGGCTCGCGGTTGCTCGGCTGCAGGCCGAACATGGCCTCAAGCGCTCTTGCTATCCTTACTTCAGGTGTATACGGCATAGATTTACCCCCTCATAGTTAGAGTATTACCGATATGCCGGTAAAAAGCAAGGGCTTGTGCTCAAATGCTTTGTGTGGTAATCTCTAAGATATAGGAGATATAGCTATGTTTGGAAATCTTACTGGCTGGGACTTCTTCGTGGCCTTCTGTATTGTAGCTTTCGATGAGTATATCATTAAGAAGCTTATCTGCAAGAGCAACGAGAAGTACAAGGCAATTTACACGTATGCTCCGCTCGTACTTGGTGTAGCGGCATACATCGTCATGGCTCTCATCGGCCATACCGAAATCCTCAACGCCATTCTGCACGGACTCCTCGTCGGATTCACTGCCATGGGTTCCTACGATGTCATCCTGCGTGTCGGTAGGGAGAATGTCGTGAAGGGCATTGAAGACACAGGCGAGGCTATCAAGGAAGCCGTCGAAGATGTCGAGAAGAAGGAAAAGGAAAAGGTCTGATGGATGAGTGGTGGAAAGCGCTTATTACTCTTGGTATTGGTCTTGTTCTTGGCTATGTTCTCGGCCTTCTCCGTGGACGAGGCGTTTCTGACGGCCTTGGAGAAAGAGTTGACGACGTTGGACAGCGCATTGACGACGTTGGGAACGGAGTCGCAGAAGCAGAGAAGCGAGCTGGAGAATCTGTCGAACTTGTCGGTGACATTGCAGACACAAGTGCAGACGTTGCAGACTCAGTTGAAAGACTCACAGACGCAAATGACCGAGTTGCAGAAGCAATCGGAGACGCTCAAGGAGCAGTGGGGAACATTAGAGACCTCATTGCAAAAGAGCGTGAAAGAAATGCAGATTCTGCAGGTAAAGAATAAGATTCTGCTGGGAGGAATAATCCTTACACTGGCCGCTAGTTTAGGTGCGGTAATCTATGTTATAATCAAATAGGTTTGTAAGCCACCTCTATCGCGCTGAAGTTCCCGTCGTACATGGCGGGAACTTCTTTTATTAAGTAACGGTAAATGAGCTTACAGTGAAAAGCGAGAATTTAAGTGCAATAAAAGCCCTTTTTCTTCACTTGCATGCCGCCGAGTCTTTGTACACTGCAATCAGACCGCGCCTGAACTTTTCGTTGTACCCTGTTTGAATACAGATGTGCACGACAGCCATGTCCTTCTCAGTCCGTGTCAGTCCCCTAAACCTATGATGCAGGACAAGCTCCCTGAGACGGGAGAAGCAGTCTGCGGAGAACAGCGCAGGATGAGAACGGACGCAATATATCACACCCTCGGCCATATCCCTGTTCATAGCCAGCCTGAGCCATGTATCACAGCAACTGGCCGAGCAAAACTTTTGAACGAGCCTTCTCCCGTACTTATCAGGGAAAAACGTAATGAACGGATGTTCAAGCTCCTTATCGCAGTAAAGACACTTCATGCCTTTCCGCCTCCGTCATTGACATTTCCCCGGTACACCCCGTCATCATCCTTGTGAAGGAACGCGGAGTCCTCGTTCGGGGGAACCATGGTTCCTTTTTTCTTCCTTTTCAGCTCATCGGGGTCCGTAACCAGCTTCCTGTCCTTGTCCTTCATTCCACAGCCTCCTTCAGTCTGTTACGTAAGTCATCAAACGCGCAGCCTGCACGCCATGTGCTTCCGTCAGTGAGTACAATCTTCAATGTCTTGTCCTTTTCCTCCACTACCTGCTGCACACAGTGTGCATTCAGCAGCACCCTCCGCCCGCTGACGGAATCCAACGTCATCTCAACAAATGTCTTCATCTCTATTACCCCCTTCTCATGCAGCTTCTTATGGACTGCGGCTTGAACCTGACATCTCTCTCCACAGTCCTTCCATACGGGTCAGCGACACCCTCCAGCGTGCTGAGCATCACCACACCATAGCTCCAGTGCTCTCCGTCCAGCGTCATGTACACGCTGAACACCCAGTCATCATTGTCCTGCTGCTCGCCCTCATACACAAGCCACACGGCATCTGTCGCAGGCACGACGTATTTTGCGAGCACCTTGGCTCCATAGCCCATTCCGCTCTGACTGAACAGCGGATAGGCCTCCAGCCTCTTTGCCAAAACCTTGTCTACAAGTTTCATCAATCCCCCTTGTCATCTGCGAAGATGGCCTCATATTTGACGCCACCTTCCTTTCTCAGAATCTCCAACATGTTGTCCTCTTCCACAACCCCGTCGAATATTCTCCTGTGTGTAGCCGCCTTGCGGTTCACAATCTCCATCAGTCTATCGTCAATCGTGTTCGGACAGCACATGAACCAAATCTTGGCTGCGTTCTTCTGTCCGATACGATGTATCCTATCCTCGGACTGCAACACCTCTGCGCAAGTCCATGGGAACTCGGTGATGAGCACGTCACTCGCCGCCGTCAGTGTAAGTCCCACGCCTGCAGCTTTTATGTTTCCGAGCAGGAGCTTCACCTTCGGGTCATTCTGAAATGCGGTGACGGCCCTGTCCCTCTCACGCATCGACGTGTCTCCGTCGATACGCACAGCCAGCGACCCGAACCGCTTCTGCAGGTCATCGAGCGTCATCGTGTGTGTAGCGAACACAACAAGCTTCTTGCCCGACTCAAGGAAGTCCTCGACCCATCCGCCTATCTCACGCCGCTTGCGCAGGTAAGCTATCTGCTTCTGCCACTCCAGCGTAGACAGATAGTTCTTCGCTTCGGCGATGTGCTTCTCCATCTCCCTGATGCGGTTGTAGGCATCGGGGTCTTTACGAAGGTCTGCCGTGTCAGTTACAACTGGCACCACTATGCGCATCTTGTCAGGCAGCTCCGACAGGACATCTTCTTTCAGCCTTCGGATGCAGATGCCGTCCTTGATTATGTCATGCAGGACATCCATGTTAGACGCTCCCTTGAACGACCACCTCATGCCTTCCCTCTTCGGGTCGCAGAACCTCATGCCAAACTCCTGCTGGTCTCTGAACACAGACGGAGCTATGCAGTGAAGGGCATTGTACATCTGCATCGGGCGTGATGTGAACGGGGTGCCACTGATGAACAGTGCGTCCTTGGCTCTCCTCACGACCTGCATGAACGCCTTGGTCCTCTTCGCAGTGCTGTTCTGTATGTAATGACACTCATCAGCGCACACAAAATCGAACTTGCGGGAGGCAAGATACTCAGCCCAGTACGGAAGTATGTCATAATTTATTATGGTATACATCCTGTTACACTCATATGGGGTGCTGCCCGACAGCACCTGTATGTCCCCGGGCTTGGCATCCGTCCACATGAGAATCTCCTTCCGCCAGTTCAGCTTCAGCGATGCAGGGCAGCATACCAGTATCTTCTTGTATACAGCCTTGTTGAGCATGAGGAACTGAAGCGTGGTGCACGTCTTTCCAAGTCCCTGTTCGTCAGCAAGAAGCCGATAGCCGGTCTGAAGCATTCGGACTCCCTCTACCTGATAAGGGAACAACCTCTTGTCCAGCCTGCTCTCGTCCACGTCAGCTAAGTGCTCAATACGGCGGAAGCCCGTGTATATCCTGAATCCGATTGTACGGAGATAGGATATGGCCTCGAAAGTCTTCGGTATGAACTCAAAGCGCAGGAGCGTGCCATCATTGTATTCATACTCGACCGTGTGTGAGCCCTTTATCCTTCTGAACCGCCTCCCCCACTCTTTCCGTGCGCTGTTCTTGCACCAGTGGAGCAACAGAATCTCACCGCCGACCTCGACTCCTATGTTGTTGTCAGTGATTACGCTCAATCCGCTTATCGGATACGGAAGATTGCATCCTCTCAGTATGTACGGCATTGTGGAGAGTGTCGCCTGTGTCGGACAGGATATTCCGTTTATATAATCGGCGACGTTCTTCCTCACTATCTGCGCCTGAGGCAGGGTGAACAGCTTAGGTGCTCCTCTCTCAACTCTTCTTATATGTGCCAGCAGGTCAAGCACAAGTGCGACTGCCATCTTCATAATTCCATCTCCTTCATCCACGCCTTGTGCGTGTTGCTACCGGGCATGAAGTGCCCGTTGCTCGGTGCCCTTCCCCGTGTCATGTCAAACACGAACGACAGGTAGGACTTCCAAAAATCCTCGGGATAGTACACGCATATCCAGTGCTCGTCGTACTTCACCGTCTCCTTGTGCCACTTCTGAAGGGCAACGGCTCCTTCAGCGAAGTCGGGAATATACTTCTCCCATTCATAGAAGCCGAGCTCTTCCATGGCCTCCCGGCAGCGTTTCGGAAGCTTCGCGGGCGCGGGTGTTTCAGAACCAAAAGACGCCGAAGGCGTAACGGATTTACGCTCCCATACGGAAATCATCTTCTGTTTCCAGTTATGGACGGGTTTGTTGGTTCCGTCCATCCAGTCACCGGCAGAATAATAATCATAAAATTTATACGGGTCCACATTATTGTTCCGCTGTTTGCAGTAAGCTATGACTTCATCCAACGTAGGTGGAGTGAATCCTTTGACTCTGCGGGAAGATGTTGCACTTACAGGCAAATCATCATCGAAAAGACCTTTTTGTGCAATAACTTCAATAGGTTTTCGCGAAGCGGGGGCGCAATCTTTTTTCTTTTCTTCTTCTTCTCCGTCTTCTTTCTTACCCTCTTCTTCTTTATTCTTCTTTATAGAGCTTTCTTCTTTTTCTTCTTCTCCGCTTCTTTCTTCTGCCTCTTCTTCTTCTTTTCTTCTTTCAAAAACAAGGGGGTGGTTTTCTACCCCTTGTTTTTCTACCCCTTGAATTCCCATCTCTTGTGCGGATGAGGCTTCTTCAACCTGCGGAGTGTCATAGATGTTGTATATATATTCAATCCGTCCGCTCTCCGTGACATCGGGGTTGAGCTTGGTCACGACAAGGTATCCGAAGTCTTTCAGCTCCGACAGGGCGGACTCGACTGCCGTAGCTCCTTCCTTGCACAGGCTCACAAGATTGTCCACTGTGTAGGTGTAGTCCTCGGGCAGGGTGAGCATGAGTCCGAGCAACCCTTTGGCCTTCAGGGACATCTCCCTTTCCCTGAAAAGGTGCTTGTTCATCACAACGTAGTCTTTCGGTCTGTTTATCCTGATTACAGGCATTGTTCTTCTCCTTTTATAAAAAACGAAACCCTAGTCACTAGAGGCACTCTCGCAAGGCCTCACGGTTGTCTCTCCGTTTCAGCCAGTGTCCCTAGTGATTAGGGCTTCGTCCGTCAAGCTTGCGAGTTCTATCCGAACGTTTGAATGATAGCATGTCTGCCATCATAAGTAAAGTCATTTCCGCTGAGATTTCTCCACGGAAGTCATGGTCAGCTCACCGAGGCAGCACCCGACCTTGACATAAGCCTCCACGGTCTCCATGCCGTCCATAAGGTCGGGCTGCCTCCAATGTGCGAAGTCACCGTACTGGGCCGTGTTTCGGAAGTTAGTCTGACAGAGCTTGAACAGCTTGCATCTGACTGAACAGTCATCCATCATGTAGCAGTACTGTGTGAGCGACAGCACAGCTGCCTGCCTCATCACCTCGCTGTCAACCTGAATCGTGGCTTTCTTCCTCTTACGTCCCATAAGTGACCTCTTTGATTTCTATGATACCATACTATTCCTCACGGAATCCATAGTCCTTGCATGCGTTTGCAGTGCACTGTTCCAACTGAGTATGCCACTTCCTGCACTCTCCGTAGTGGTTGACCCATTTGCACGACATGCAGGTGAACAGCCCGAAGCTGCCTATAGCGTCATCCTTGTGCTCTTCCTGCGCTCTGCTCACTGTACGGCCTCTTCTATGTGCTCCTCCGCTTCCTCGAGAGCGGTACATGCGCTGTCCAGTGCGTCTATGGTTTCCGACATCGCATCGCCTCTCTCGGATTCCTGCAGTCCCTCGGGGAGGTTGTCATAGCACTCTTCTTCTTCGTCCTTGCACTCCTCTACGATTTCACGCGCCTCACCAATCAGGTCGAGTGCCTTGCTGAGTCTGTTTCTTCTGTCTCTGTTCATTCATCCTCCTTTCTATCTTTGGCGGGTTTCAGCAGCCCGAGTCTCTTGAATGTGTCCCTCACATTCGGGTCATCCTCCATCGGCATGCCTGCCTTCTCTTCGGGATAAGTGGGTCTGCCTTCATCACGCCATGCGGCTGCCCTGCGTTCGTTCTGTTTCTCCATAAAGCCGGTGCATTTGTCATCCTCAGGGTCTACGCCTTCCATGAAGTGCTCATCGACCTTATAGTGTGAGCATGCCGGGGAGCTTTCACAGTCTCCGTACAGGTCGTCTCTGACTCCGCACAGACAGTATGCACACTCCTTTCCATAATAAGAATACATACATGTGCTGCAATGCTCTCCGAACACGCTGTAGAGGAACAGGTTGCTCGGATTGCTCAACGGCATCCGCCATCTCCTGTTCTCCGCGTCGAACTGCAGGCTGTTCTTCCATCGGTGCCAAAATCCGCACCACTCCCCGAGATACTCGTAATCCGAAACGGAAGGCTCAGCCTTCAGCCACGCCTTCATGCACGGGGTGAGTGTGGCTCCAGCGTACGCATAGAGTGTGTACAGTATGCTCTTGGCTCTTGTGATGCGGGCCAGTGCCTGATGTGCCTCATACGTGTTGCCGGTAACCTTTGCGGTAGCCAGCACCCTTTCGTCAACCATGAGGCCCCTCATGATTGTGTCCTCGATGTTCTCGAGGCTTACGCTTCTTGAAATCTTGTCTTCAACAATCGTACCGTACATATCAATCCTCCATATAGCGTCGCACGTTCTCCGACTCTTCCTTCTCCTCTTCCGTGAGCTCCACCTCTTTGTTCTTGCGCCAAAACAGGAACCACCCGATATAGAACAGGTAAGTCAGAGGGAAGGAAAACAGGATTGCGAACGTGAACAGCCATCCAATTCTCAGTCCTACAGCTATCATAACCATGATTACATGAATCCACACGGTGAACGCCATGAATCCCACAGGTGTGTAGCCTTTCGCCGTAAGCCATTTGCCGACTATAGCAGCCTTATACAGTTTTCTAGCCATCATCACTCCTTGCTCATGTCATAGGGAACATTGTTGATTGCGTCGGTGATTGTCCTGTAGATGCCGCAGGCATACGGCTCGACTTTGTCGTAGTCCAGCTCTCCGTTCTCGTCGTAGACGCTGTCGCATCCGAGCCGCTTGTTGAACCTGCAGTAACAGGGCTTGTACACCCCGTTCCATTTAGGTGTGTGGTGTTCGAGTATGTGGTCGTCCGCCACCCACACCGAATACTTCCACAACCCACTGATTGTCTTCTTGCTGAAATTCAGCTTCTTGTACTTTGTCCGCATACATTACCCTTTTGTATGTTTGAGTCAGTCCTCCAAGTCCTTCTGATAAAGGTCCTGTGAGTAGTACTCCTCGTCATTCGGATTGAAGTGATAGAGCGTGAGCTTGACCTTCCTCTTCAGACATGCGTTGATTACAGCCACGAGCGGGTACTGGACTCCAGTCACGTAAAGGTCGATGTCCTCTCCGTCAAGCTTGCACTGACAGACATACCTGTCTGCCTGCCTGTCTATCTCATCCAAATCTGTGAAATCCACCGTAGGCGGGTAGATTGCCTCCGCCACACCGGGGATTATGTGTCTCGACCTGCACAGGGCAAGTCTCTTCGTCTTGTTGTTTCCAGCCATGTTTTTCCTCCTTGTCATCTTGTTAGCTGTTTCGCGAATGCGGAGACTACCATAAAATTCTCCACATTCATTCTGTGATAAGTACAGTACTTTCTTAACCATTCCTGTGCTTCCGCTAGGGGAATTGCACTCGGCCGTGGGCCAAGCACGTCTGCGATGTAGATGTTCAACGGCTCCCTTCTCATCGTGTACCCGTCTCTTGCATTCAGAACACAGTACCACAGAGTCCTCTCGTCGTTTCCCCACGGTTCGTACTCCAGCAGAATCTTTCCTTTGTGATTCTTTCTTATCCTTACGTTCACCTTTCCGTAGTCCGTGCATCGCATGTCTCCCTCCTACATAACCGTCATTCGCCTGAGATTGGCCTTCACCCTGCCTGCCAGTCTCTCGTCACTGAGCAGCACCGTGAACGGGATTCCCAGCACCTCAGCGATGGACACGAGTATGTCCAGCGATGCCGTGTTGATGTTCCTAGCCCCGCATCCCAGTTTCTGCAACGCACTCAGACTGACTCCCGAGAGCTCCGCCATACGTTCGTAGGTGAATCCCTTCTCGTTGATTATCATTCCGAGCCGCGTCATCCTGTTTCTCTTACGCTTTGTCTGTTCCATGAGTAATCCTCCTGTGGGCCTCCTGCCATGCATCGGACAGATGTTTGTGAAGATAGAGGTCCTTGTATGAGAGACTGCAGCTGTACAGCCATGCGTCGTCGTTGCTCTTGTCAGGGAGGCTGGCATATTCCGTGAGGAACATACCTACCAGCTCCTCATGACGTCCTTCCCTGTCTCCGTGAAGAAACATCATGAGCTTGCCGGTGCACTCCGTGACCTTCTCACGTACCTTGGAGCTGAAGCCTTTCCGACACACTATCCTCGGATAGACGAGCTCGTAACCGTCAGAAAGCTTCTCTTCGGCCTCTGCCTCTGTGTCGAACTCGAGCATTCCTGCCGTCCCATTCATCCAGTTTAGCGTGTCTCTCAGGTCCTTTTTGAGTTCCTTGTAGTCCATTATTCTCTCCTGTGCCCGTTAAACCTATTGATATTGTAGCACCTAAGTGAAATGTTGTCAAGCATTTTATTTCCAAAAAAGAAATATCTTGCACTTTCGGCCTCCCTTGGCACCCCAAAACTGCTTTCAACTCCTTACCTGAGCTATGGTTGTTATTGATTCGTCAATACCAAAAAATATATGCAGTTTTTGTATATATTGCCTTTTTCGGGAGACCTATTGACATCACTTCCCGTCCCAATGCAGCTCGATGCTTTTCGTGTACACTTCGAGCACCCTCTTCAAGGGCTCCGAAGCTCCCGCGAATCTAGTCAGCATCTTGTAGACAGCATCCTCGCTGTCACAGGACACGGTGGCACACACCATCCCGTACACAGGCCCTTTCGCCGTATCCACGAGAACGATGTTGCCTTCGTCTATTGAGAGGTTTGCCGGGGCGTAGAAGAGAAAGTGCTTGTTTGTGGTTCCGTTCAGGTACTCAACCTCAATGAGTCTCATCATTTCCCGCCTCCTCGTCATCATCGAACGCACAAAGTGCTTTCATGACTCCATCAGTAAGGCGCTTCCTGCTGTAAATCGTGCAAGCTCCGCTTTCGAACATTGCGATGATGTATGTGGTACCAGCCTTCAGCTCACAGGCATGCGCAGCCCATGAAGTGTCCTTTTCAGGGAAGAAGCAGTCGTTAGCCACTGCGAAATTCATGACGATGCCGACCTCGGCCTCATCCTTCGGTGTGACACGGTAGTACTCGGTGCCTCCGCAGCCCCCGTCGATGATGCAGTCGAACAGATTCTTCTTGTCTCCCTCGAGCTTCACAGCAATCGCCTTGAATCTCACACTGAACGCATGATAAGCGGTCTTCTCATATTCCTCACATGCCTTCTCGTTGAGGAACTCCGTTCCGTCTGCTGCGACATAAGCTACGTAGTTTGTTGTTACTTTCTTTTCCTTTGTGATGATTTTCATAATGTTGTCTCCTCTCTTCTCAGTTGTTGTCAGAGCTCAGGCTCTGTTCATTCTCGATTTCCTCTATCTGCTTGCGGTACATCTCGATTATCTCGTTGTACTCGTCGTCGACCACGGCGAGGAAGTAGTGGTCGCAGTACGTTTCGTCAAACTTGTCCTTGGCATGCGTCAAGAACAGCTTGTTCCCCTTTTCCCACTTGTCGGCTCCGAAGAAGGTGTAGTTGGTGTCGTCGCTGTCGAAGCTCCTCCCGCATGGGCCGCACCTCGTGTGGATGTAGACTATATCCTTTCCACACAACCTTTTGAATGTAGGCTCGTCGTACCACTCGGGCTTCTGCACCTTCATGAACCTCACCCCTCTCATGCGGGGCACATCTCCGTAATGCTTCTTGATGTAATCAGGTACGCCGGGGTCTCCCAGCGCTGCGTATGCTATCAAATCCACATCTACCTCCTTCAGCTAATTTATACGAAACCTGCGGTTCCTGATTGCGAATGTGCCGGTCGTCCCGTCCTCTTCTATGAACGCACCGTCACATGTCACGTTGAACTTTCGGGCAATTACCTTGAACACAGGCTCAGGGAAAGTCCATGCAGTGCTGAAGAAGATGCGGTTGCCCTCGATATGCACATCTAGGGCCTCCCATTTCGTGCCCCAGTTCTTGCAGTTCCAGTCGAGCCACCCCAAGGCTCCGTACCTGCGCTCCTGCCTGTCCGCAGCCCGTGCGAACTCCTGCAGATACTTCTTCGTGACCCTACCCGACTTGGTTCTTATCTTTCCGTAGTCAGGCAACGGGTCCCCTACGTTGAGCTTGTGTCCCAGTACTCCCTTCGCCACGTAGTTCGTCGTGTCGTAGTTGTCGTACGTGGTAGGTCTCGGGCGGAGGCCCTTGAACAGCCCGCTCCCGTATCTCGTACAGAGCATGCAGTAGTGCAGGAAACGCTGTGCATCTCTGCCACCTACGGTGAAATCTGTCGTAACCCAGCTAGGCATTGTGCCCCTCCTCCGCTTCCGCACATACGATTTCAGGAAGCTGGTTCATTCCATTGCTGTTGCAGTAGTCGATGAGACAACGCATGCCGTCCTCTGTCTCATAAGACGGGCACTCGTGCATATGACTCGGAGCCACAGGCACAAGCCCGTAAACCACACGCCCGTCATCGGTCACGTACAGCACTTCGTCGTATATGCCGCCTTCTGTCTCTCCGCGATACACAGGATAACCCAGCGAATAACCGAACGGGCTCTCGTCCAGCTTCACCGTGGGCATCCTGCCATTTGCCTTGAGCTCGTTATAGAGCTCTCTGAGGCCGTCACGGCCTTTTTTGCCTGAAAGGTGTATCTTCACACCTTTAGATGAAAAAACGTCTCTGTTGTCCATTTTGCCTCCTTACGCTTCAAATGACTCAAGTCCTCTTTCTCTTGCCTCGGCACTGAGGAGTCTGTCCTTCACACACCCGTGCCAGCAC